CACACATATGTTTCTGCTCCTGAGATGGAGGGACCGTATAGCGTCCAGAGCTGTTAAGCTCGTGCGGAAGCACAGGATACAAGAGATTGAATAGATGCCTGTGAAGTTTCCAGCGCTATTCTGAGTATCAAAAATAAGTGAACCCGTATTTAGACACGTTAGTCTTAAAATCCGCCAAAACCACGCGGATCGTCACACATAATTTAAAGCAAAAGCTTCGTTACCCCTGTGTGTGAGGTTGACCTTTTAGGTCAGGGATTTTATCCCAGATTAGTACCCATAAGGTACTTGAGGGGCTTATGCCCCAAAAAGTCGCGAGACTATAAATCATGGACTAGTACCCCTAAGGTACTTGAGGGGCTTATGCCCCAAAAAGTCGCAAGACTATAAATCATGGACTAGCACCCCTAAGGTGCTTATTGGGCTTCGCAGCCCACCAAAGGCCAACAGTCCTTAACTGTAAACAATTTAACGCTTAATGCGTATTTGGTCTTCGGACCCCATAGGTTTCGCATACCTTAAAATGCTACTCCCGTGAGGAATTTGGTTTGTTAATACTTTGCCAAAAGAGTTGTAAAAGACGCCCTTAAAAGCCATTACAATTTCTTCAAAAATGTATGATGTCAGAGAACTGTACTTCTAGATGACCTGACCATTTACTTAAATATGTTATATATGAATTAGTAAGGACCCCGTTAGCAACGCCCGGATAGGCTTAGTGAAAAGGAAAGTTAATTACTATGAAGTGTGTTTGTAATTTAGAGATCCCCGATGAAACATTCCGGTGGAGAAATGGAGGGAAGGACTTATCGTGGTAAGCCCGCAATTGCTGTGAAATCTAGTGACCACGATTAATATAACTATTAGCTCTATTAATTCTTCACAACCCCCTCGAGATAATTATAACGAAGTCTCTCACCCTATTCGTTATTTTGAAACCTGTCGCCTATTTTCTATTGATGAAGATATGTGGGCAGGACCCAAAGGTCCTGAATTACCCGACGATCTTGACATGGGACCGCATGTTTATGCGTATTGTCCAGATCATGTTCACAATGCACCTTATGTTAATGTGCTTGTGGACCAGGAGAACATCTACACTTTTAAAGTGCAGACTGTGCGAGAACTTATTGTTCTGCTACACAGATTGTGCGTTGGGTGTATGATGTTTAAGCGTACTTGTCGCTGCCCTAAGTACCACCCACACCTAAACGGTGTGTGGACGGTTGAAACTAAGGAGCTAGAAAGACCGAGAAATAAACTCGTTCATTACGCTAAGGACAAAGAATTTTTGTTCGCGACATTTACCTGTGGGGGTGGTAATATAACCCCCTACGTGCCCAAGACTTTGTTAACTACAAATGTTGATGAAGTTCAAGGTCTAGCTGACTGTACTCTAACGGATGGTATTAGCAACACAGCACTTAAGCTGTTTGAAGATATTATGACATTAGTCTATCAGTTCAGGAATGCCAGAACCGTTAATGATTCTAGTGTGGCCATTGCCGCATTCGTTCGATCGGTTACTGGTAATTCATCAATTGCTAGTTTTAGCCAGATGCAAGGTGTTATCAACAATTTTGTTTTTAAAAAATGTATGGACACCATGATTTGGTTGCGACAGCAATATAACTACAGAATGCAAAACGGCCCAAGCTGGGATGAAAGATTTAGTGCATTGTGGGACGATTACAATTCGGTTAAGAATTCCACCTTCGTCGATAAACTTTTTTCTGTAATCAATACTGTAGTTGGCAAGGTTGTGTTGTACCATATCGGTATCAAATACGATGATGAATTCTTTAAGAAGATGGAAGAGGAACAAATACGTCCTAAAATGAAGGACTGTGTCACTTTTACGGAAGCCATTGTTAGCTTAATTGTTTTCCTTACGAAACAAGGACGACAGTACTTAATAACTGGAAACCTCAAAACATTCTTTCTCGATGGCAATTCTATTAATGAGTGGTTAACACGGTGTAAGAGGATTCGTAGTGAGTATGAGTTTTTTGATAACCCTGAAGCAGCTAAAATAGACATACACGCTTTTCTGAAAGATCTTAGCGAATGCATAGCAGAAGGTAGATCTTTTGTTAACGCATTTAGGAAGAATTCACTCGAATACCGGTTGGCCAATTCTACCCTTATTGAGATGATAAATCTTGAAAAAAGGTACCTCGTTGTTGAGTCATCACTCGCTATGAGAGAAGCACCTTTCGGTATTCTATTGTATGGTTCGCCTGGTATAGGCAAATCGTCGGTTGTAAATATCATATGCGAATTTTTTGCTCAAAGATATAATCTTGATCCTAGTCCGCAATACAGATTTAACCACTGTAGTGAGGACGAATACTTCACGAATTTTAAAAGTTATATGCATACCATAATTCTTGATGATGTTGCTCAACATAAACCTAATCGTGTTCAAGGTATAGACCCTAGTATCTCCACCTTGATTAAAATTTTTAATTCTATGCCCTTTTCACCGCCCCAAGCGGCTCTTGAAGATAAGGGTAAAACACCTATGTTGGTCAAATTAGGTATTGTTACCACTAATGTTTTAGACTTACACGTCCCACATTATTTTAGCAAACCTTTTGCTGTTTACCGTAGACTTCCATTTAATATAGAACCTGTGGTGCAGTCGCGTTTTAGGAAAGAAGGTACTTTGTGTCTCGATCCCGATAAAACCGATGGGTCAAACGACTATTGGCATTTTATTGTTAGAACTCCTTTTGAAAACTCACAAACGTACACAACTTGTGACGAATTTGTGTCAATTGCAGAACTATTAGCGTTTCTAGGTGATAAGATGGATAGTCACGCTCGCAATGAACGTATTATGATTAAAAATTCGAATGATCTGATGAGACCAGCTCCTTGCAAATATTGTTGGTTGGATATGGATGAGTGTTGCTGTATAGCAAACGCTGTTAATCCAGAAGTGCAGAACAATGTTGAACATGATCATGTTAATCTTAACGACGACATTGATACCCCCTGGCGTTATATTTTCGACCCTAAGTGCGAAGCACCTAGGAACCTGTCTCGTCGACAGGCAAAACGCTATGTTGATCAATATATTGCTACCATAGGTGGCGATAGATGGGATGTTACAAATTACGTTTACATTTATCTAGGCCCAATGCTTAAAGCTGGATGGATAGATGAGGATATTAAACGCGACTTCAAAGCATATCTCGTTTGGATCGATGAAACTAAAGAGTGTGATCGCTTTGGTGATTTCATGGGCAACATGCACATGTATAATTGTGGTAATTTTGGTCTCACTGGCCATTTACGTGCTAAGCTTTTTAGTTATTTCTGTTACTGCTACTATCAATTTTATTGGTTTGGCAATCTCATAAATAGACTACTTGCTTATTCTTGGTTCAAGAGAACTTTTAAAAGCGTATTTGGTTGTCTTTTTGATTCCAATGAAAATCGCAGGGCCTTTTTGTATAGGGCTGCCGATGTTTACGATCAAAAGATAGGTGGATCACATCCTCTGATTAAAGCACTTGCTGCTGTAGGAATTTTCACTATAGTAGCTAGATTGTTTTACCAATTTCAATCATATAAGGCTCAACCAGTTTTTCCACCTGGAAAAGAAAAAGAAGCCAATGAGATGAGAGAACAGATTCGCGAACAATGTGAGAAGGAAAAGAACCTCGTTGTAGCCAAATATGAAGCTAAACTTAAAAAGGTAATTTCCGAATCCAACTATAAGGAGGAATTAAACACTCCTAGAACCGAGTTCGATACTTTCACATACCTTGAAGGTTATGGCAATAAGTTGAACGACGTTCCCGTACAAACACAAGGAAATATATCTTCCGTCGGTTCTATACCCACTGCTGCAGTCGGTGACGAGAAGGTTAATGTTTGGAATAGAAGCGAAAGAACAGTTACGGCTGTTGACTTTTGTGATGATAGAGCAACATCTATGGAAACTATCAATCGTACGCTTAAACGTGCTGTTGTTCTAATAGATGTTCTTGAGGACTCCGGAAAACGCCATATTGGCCGGGGTCTTATTATTTCAAACACTGCCGTTTGTATTAATAACCATTTGGCACCCAGAGGTTGTTTCAGAATGAAAATTTACTTTGATAAAAGAGCCGATAACGCTCCTTTTATTGAGTTTATTGTAGATCCAAGACAACTTGATAGAAAAGTTTGTAGGGATTTGTGTTTTATTAAAACACTTAGTGTTCCTCCAAACTTTTCGAATCGTCTTAGTCGCAACTTTGCAAAAAGTTCGTTTGACGGAACCTTTAATGGTTTCCTCCTCATACGAGACGATGACGATGGGAGACTCCAAAGACTTGAGGTTAAGAAAATAGTTAAAACTTTCTTTTGTCAGGAAGTTGATGACTTAAAATTTTCGACTCAGTCTTTCCGAGGTATCCCGGAATACCCCACTCAAAAGGGGCATTGTGGAGCTCCTCTTTTTATGGAGACAGGGTATGGTCCTATCTGTGTTGGTATACATTTTTTGTATTCCCCACAGAAAAACTTTTGTTATGCTACTAGCATTGTCGTTGAAGACCTAGAAGAATACCAGGAGGAAAACGAGGTCCAATCTGGAGCGATCCCACATCATTTTGAATTTCGAGAGGACGTCGAGAAATCCTACGTAGATTATCACCCCACCACGGGGTTTTTCTACCATGGTGAGCTCGATATGCACAGGACTCGACCCAAAACTAGGGTTGTTAAAACAGAAATAGCTGAAGCTGTTTTTGCCCAGTGCCATGAGTACGGTATGAACATTAAAGATAAATACTCAAAGCCTCTCATGCATAATTGGATACCTCAACAAATTGCTTTAGCAGATTTTATTAAAAGAACTACCGGTATTAACGAGGTCAATCTGATTAAATGCTGTGATGTCTTATTTCGTGACATAGTGAAAAACTTGCCACCCTCTGAGATTAAACTCATACACCCTGTCCCAGTCGAGGTAGCCATTAATGGGTATCCGGCTATGGCTTATGTGGATCCGATTAAAAGATCTACTAGTATGGGTTTTCCATATCGTACCACCAAAAGGAAGTATTTAGTACCTTGTGAAGGTGT